TTTAGGATTTTTAACTTGAGAACGACTTTTCACCGCACCTTTGCGGCGTCCGTCCTTTGGTGGGTTCTTAGCCATAGGCAACACCCCCCTTCTTAAAGGGATAACAACATTATACAACAGAAAGGAGCGTCACAAATGAACAAATCATTCTTAATCGCATTACTAGCGTGGATGGTATTCACATTAGCGTTCACATTTGCAGGAATAAATTTCATCACTGCAGTAGGGATCGCATTTGTAATAAGCATAGTCACTTATGTGTTTTTCGAATACGTCTATTACGACGAAAAAAAGACTGAATGCTAGTCGGATAGCATTCAGTAAAAAAAGTAAAAGTTTAGAAAAAAGGCACAAATAAATTATATAACTTGGGGAGATATTATGCAAGAACGATTATTGGAATTACTCAAAATCGCATGGCAGAACGAATGGCGACTTAAATCTCAACTAGCTGAACGTGATGAAGAATTAGAGCATCAACGACGAATTATGCAATCTGAAATAAATATGTATAAAGAACAAAAAGAAATGTACAAAAGAGCATTCAAAATCTTAAAAGGAGAATGTGCAGATGAAAGAAACAGTGACTTATCTCATTAAACGTAAAGACATCGACGACGAACTATATATCACTAATCGACCTAGCGAAAACTTTCCGGACATCAAATATTCAACTAACAGACGAGACGCTAAAGACTTCGATGGTATGGATAACGCAGTCATTGACATGACTAAACATAAAGCTATTAAGAAGATAGTTAAAGAAACAACTGAATATGAGGAGGTTGAGTATGAATAAATCAGATTCAATCACAGAGCTAAACAAAGCACTAGCTAACTTTCACAAAGAAGTTAAACAACCAATGAAAGACGCTAACAACCCGTTTTTCAAAAGTAAATACGTGCCACTTGAAAATGTTGTTGAGGCAATCGATGATGTAGCCCCAAAACACGGACTTACTTATTCACAATATCCAGTGACAACAGAAAATGGATTGGTTGGAATTTCAACAGTATTACTACATGAAAGTGGCGAATTTATAGAATTTCCACCTGCAACAACTAAACCCGATAAAAATACGCCTCAAGGTGTAGGTTCAGCACTAACGTATATGCGTCGTTACTCATTAAGTGCAGTGTTCGGAATTACTAGTGATCAAGATGACGACGGTAATGAGGCGAGTGGTAAGAGTAATAAAAACAAACAAACACAGCCGCAAAAAGCAAGTGGTCAAACGATAGGAACGTTAAAAAAAGAAGTTATTAACTTTACAAATTTAATCAAAGGTACTGAAAAAGAAGTACCACAGAATGTGGTTGAACAACGTTTCGGCATTAAAAACTACAACCTAACAGAAAATGAGGCAGTGCAAATAATAAACAAAATACAAAACAATGCAAAAACAATAACTGGAGGTAATGACTAATGTTAAACAGAGTTGTATTAGTAGGAAGATTAACGAAAGACCCAGAATTCAGAACAACACCAAATGGTGTAAGTGTTGCCACTTTCACATTAGCAGTGAATAGAACATTTACAAACGCTCAAGGAGAACGTGAGGCAGATTTTATTAACTGTGTAACTTTTAGAAAACAAGCAGATAACGTAAATAATTATTTATCAAAAGGGGCATTAGCTGGAGTTGATGGACGCGTGCAATCACGTAGCTATGAAAATCAAGAGGGCAAAAGAGTATTTGTCACTGAGGTAGTTTGTGATAGTGTCCAATTTTTAGAATCAAAGAACAATAACCAATCTAATAGCCAGCCCCAACAACAAAGAGGGCAATCACAAAATACCAACACTCCATTTGATAACAGTACAGATATCTCAGATGATTCGTTACCTTTCTAGGACGTGAGTAAATGGCTTTAATCAAAAATTACATCACTCAAGATAACGGTACTACAACCGTAGTCATTGAGGGTGTTGAATTAGGCAATAAAGAAACACTACTACTTGATAACGGATTAGAAGTTGAGGTCGATGTGCAAGTTGTAGACCCTTTTAAAATTACTGACAAACAACGCAGAAAGATATTTGCACTTGTAAAGGACATAGAGGCTCACACTGGAACGCCAATGGATTACATGAGGCATTTATTCATCGAATACGTAAGGACTTACTACGGCTACGACAAACGCATTTCATTAAGTGACTGTACACGTACACAAGCAAGTCAAGTTATAGAAGTAACATTGGATTGGATATTTCACAATGATATACCACTTAACTATAAAACAAGCGACCTACTTAAGAATGACAGAGCGTTCCTTTATTGGTCGACGGTCAATCGTAACTGTGTCATTTGTGGTAAGCCACATGCTGAACTTGCACATTATCAAGCGGTAGGACGAGGACGTAACAGACGCAAGATTAATCATATAGGTAACAAAGTATTAGCTTTATGTACAAGCCACCACAGAGAACAGCACAACATTGGTATGGACAGTTTCAACGAGAAATACAAATTACATGACAGTTGGGTGGAAGTGGATAGTAGGATCAACCGCTTGTTGAAAGGAGAAAAACAATGAAATCAAGAATGATTACGCTTGAAGATAGAATGCGTATCGCTCACAGAATAAATAGTTTAAGAATGAATGAAAAATTATCACAAGTTGAATTCGGAGAACGTGTCGAGGTTGGACGTATAGCAGTTAATCGCTGGGAGAATAGATGGCAATTACCACCTATGAAAACTGTTAGAAAAATAGCAGAAGAATACAACACGACGCCAGAATGGATTTTGTACGGGGAGTGAGAAAGATGGAATTAGGACAAAAGATAAAACGACATCGCATTAATTTAGGTGAAACAATGGCTGAATTCGGTCAACGTTTTAACGCTAATAAAGGTAATGTAGCTACATGGGAAAAAGGACTTTCAAAACCGAATCTCAAACGATTAAGAATTATGGCAGATGAGATGGGGATGACAGTAACAGAATTGTTAGGAAGTGATGACGAATGACTTTAGGAAATCGCATTAAACAACATAGACAAAATAAAGGCATGAACATGCGAGAGTTTGGAGAATATATCGACAATACTTCTGACAGTATTGTTAGTCGTTGGGAAAGAAATGTTTCAATACCTAATTCTAAGAGGTTGAAGTTGATAGCTGATGACATGAATACTACTGTCTCTGAGCTTTTAGGGAGTAACAACAATGAATAACAGAGATTATATTTCATCAATCATTACACAATTCAGTGGTCAAAACAACATTATTCCAATACCGGCTATTTATTTAAAAATTACTGAGGATTATCCAAGTGCCGCATTACTAAATCAAATGATTTATTGGTCTGATAGAACAAGTAGGAAAGATGGCTATTTCTATAAATCTTACAATGAATGGTTCGAAGAGTTGCACCTTACAGAATATCAAGTAAGACGAGCAACGAAGAAATTGAAAGGATTAGGTTTTGTTGATACAGCGCTCAAAAAAGCTAACGGCGCACCTACTTTACACTACAAAGTCGATACTAAAGAAGTTTCAGAATGGATTCTTAAGAAACTTAAGAATGGAAACTTAACAAACTTAAGAATGGATAGTGAAGAAACTCAAGAATCTTTAACAGAGATTACTACAGAGAACACAACAGAGATTACTACAAGAGATATATTGTCGGGCAACCCGACGGCGTACCCTTACAAAGAAGTGATTGAGTATCTCAACCAAAAAACAGGAAAGCAATTCAGATCAACCACTAAAAAGAATCAATCGCTAATTAAAGCAAGAGTGAATGAGGGGTTTACGCTAGATGACTTTAAAAAGGTTATCGACAACATGACTAGCCAATGGCTAAACGATAACAAGATGAGTAAGTACCTAAGACCCGAAACATTATTTGGAACTAAATTCGAGGGTTACCTCAACCAAGAAACTAAAACAAAACCTAACAACCCATACGCTAACGCATTCGAAAATGCACAGCCATTGGATATGGAAAATTTACCGTTCTAAAGGAGTGATGAAATGGAGGCATTCCAGAACTTAGCAAAACAAGCAGGTTTTAGAAATAAGATAGTTAAACAAGAATTCGGGCTACATTGCAATGACTGTGGTCGAAAGTATGATTACTACGAATTTGATAACGGACAAGTAGTCAAAGATGGTTGCGACTGCGACATGATTGCACTAGCTAAAGAATCTACTGAAAACTATCGAAAGAAACAACGAAAGTCTAAAACAGAGAAGATATTCAAACAATCAATCATCAATGACAACTTAGCTCAAGTTACATTTGAGAACTACCAACCTACATCAGAACAGCTAAATTATGCTAAAGGTTTGTGTCAAAGGTACGCCCAAAACTTTAGTTTAGATAATAAGCAATCGCTACTTATACAAGGTTCATTTGGCACAGGTAAATCACATTTATCGATGAGTATCGTCAAAGAAGTTAAATCAAAGGGTTTCACAGTGCTTTACATGAATGTTCCTCAACTTATATCAACTATCAAAAATACTTACAACAATAGAAATAGTATGACTGAACAGGAATTAGCTCAAATCATTAGTGATGTGGATCTAATGGTATTTGATGACTTCGGTATTAACATGAATGAGTTTGCCACAAGCAAGATATTCGAGTTAGTAGAAAGTCGTGTAGGCAAGCACAATATATTCACAACCAATTTAGACGAAAAAGAAATGACTAGAAATAAAGATATGCAACGTATATTCAGCAGAATCATGAGTAATACAACGTTAATCAAAATGGACGGTCAAGACTATAGAACTAGGGGGCTTAAATTTTGATTACAAAGGACGAAATCAAATCAAATCTTGAGTGTTCAGATGTATATGCTCAGAAACTCATAGACTACGCACAGGGCGATGATAAAGTGTTGGAAGACTTATACTACCAAAAACTAGCAGAACGTCGCATACGCCCTGCTATTGTCGAATACTAGGAGTGTTAAAAATGGCTAAAGAAAAATATTACCTATATAGAGAAGATGGCACGGAAGATATTAAAGTCATCAAGTATGAAAACGATAAGAATGAGGTTTACTCGCTCACAGGCGCCCATTTTAGCGACGAAAAGAAAATTATGACAGACAGTGAGCTAAAACGATTTAAGGGCGTGTATGACCTTAAATACGAAAAAGAACTAGGACTACAAGCAAATTTATTTGAATTTTTATAGAGGTGGCACATGAGTAAATATAATGCGAAGAAAGTTGAGTACAAAGGACATGTATTCGATAGCAAAGTAGAGTGTGAATATTACCAATATTTAGAAAGTAAAATGAATGGCGTCAACTATGATCGTATTGAAATACAACCAAGATACGAGTTGATTCCTAAAACTGATAAGCAACGTAAAACAGAATACATTGCAGACTTTGCACTATATCTTGATGACGAATTAATCGAAGTTATAGATGTTAAAGGCATGCCGACAGAAACAGCAAAGTTAAAAGCGAAGATGTTCAGATATCTATATAGAGATGTAAAACTTACGTGGATATGTAAAGCACCTAAATACACTGGTCTTGAGTGGATAACGCATGAGGAATTAGTAAAAGCTAGACGTCAACGTAAGAAAGAGAAAGGTTGATTGCATGGAACACAGAGAAGAAATAATCGAAGTTGAGGCGAAGATAAAAGTACGTGTGAAATATCCCGTGTGGATTAATAACAGAATCACTACAGAGAAAGAACGTGAGCGCATTTTAGATTTAATCGCAAAGAATCCTAACAAGGAACTCATGCAAGAAGACATGGAATTAATTGAATTAGTAGAGGTGGAGTAAAGATGGAAAGCAAAACATTAAAAGTGAAAGGTAAATCTTATGTATTGGTACCTAGAGATTTAGAAATTATGAGCCTTAATGAAATAACTATGCAAGGTTTAAGAACAAGATTGTTAAACGGTTGGAATTTCAGGGATGCAATAGATGCACCTAGTGGAATGAGACGTGAAGAATATCAGAACGAAAAGATGTTAGCTGATAAATACAAAATGCAACAAGAATTGGATCTGATTGTAGAACAACGTCGTAGAGTTAAAAGAAGAGAAGATAAAAAAAGACGTGAAGAAATGTTAGCAAAACACAGAGTACGCACTAGATATTTCGAAGAGCTAGAGAAAAATAATTTAATCGTTAAAATCAAAGCCGACTCATACGGTAGATTACAAAGGGGATAAGATCATGAAAATTAAAGATTTAAAAGTTAACGATTGGGTTCAGTTCATAGGAACTAACGGACAATCGCAATACGGCAAATTTACAAAGCGTTGTAGAAACTTAGGTACTAACGAAGATTTTACTGACTTGATTATGCATAACGGACTGACTTATAGATTAACTGATAACGATGACTTTGTGGTAGTTGAGTTGCCATTCAGCAAAAAGTTAAATGAATCAATAGATAACGTCAATCACCCTAGCCATTACACATACGGCGATATCGAAATTATAGATTTTATAGAACAAGTAACAGCACAGTACCCACCAGAATTAGCGTTCGCTATTGGGTCTGCAATTAAGTATATTGCTAGAGCTAATCATAAAAACGGTAAAGAAGATATCGACAAAGCGAAATGGTACTTACAACGTGTGTTCGATAAGTGGGATGAAAACAATGCCCAACAAAGCTAGATACGATTTTGTCATATATCACGATGAAGAAATACTGACTCACGGAACACGTGAAGAGTGCGCAAAATTTTTAAAGGTACAACCTGAAAGTATTAATCGTCTTGCGTTAGATAGATATGTTAAGCGAGCTGACGAAAAGGGTGGCTACACAATAGCAGTTAAGGTACCTATCGAAGAAGTCGAAAGAGAGGCAGCACAATGACAACTAACACATTAGAACTCTCATCAACGATTAACCAACGTTATAAATACGACACAGCAGGCAAGACACCGACACAGATACAAAGTGAGTTACGTAAGAAAGGTGTGCAAGGCTTTGTGGTTAAAGTGGCAGGACGTAAAGTCACGATGAAAGTAAAAGGAGAACACATCAAAAGTAATAGGGAGTGTATGAGATGAGTAACAGAGCATTCCTCGGTCAATATTTCGGCACTAAACGATACTTGTATCAAGACGGTAAAAGAGTGGCACATATGCACATAGTAAATGGCGTATATTACTTACACGGTCATTTTAAGACACAATGGACTAATTTTAGAACAACGTTCAACAGTGAACAGGAGTTTAACGAGTACATTAAGCAGCACGGATTAATTTTGGAAGATGAAAGACAGTTAAGTTTATTTTAGGAGTGAGTGAGAATGGTAAAAATTAAAAGAGAAGTAAAGATGAACACTCTTGAGCTTATTAAATGGAATTGGGATAATCATATAATTTTAAAAGATTATAAAGGCACTTTCGGTAACACTTTATATTTAAATGAATTCGGTGACTTTTTTGTTGATAGTCATATGGATAAAAACGAAACTTTCACAGTAGAAGTTGAGGAAGAAATCACGGAAGATATGGTTTTGCCATCAATAGTAGTTGTAAGAACTCAATACTTTCCTAACAATGGAAAAACAGTAAATGTAACCAAAATTAATGGTGTGTCTATAAATAAAATTATCAACACCCAACCTAATAATTCTAAATATGAAGTGCATGAGATTTATTTGATGAACGAGGTTGGTATAGGAGAACTCTTATGGAAAGATGGGGCGATGGTGGAATGACACAACCAACCAGAGAACAAATAGAAGAATTCGTTAGAAATAATAAATTAGATGTAGACGAATCATATCCGCGTAGTGATTGGTGGAAATTTAAGCAACAACGTGACGAATACAAACGTCAACGTGATGAATTGATTGAGGATATGGCAGAGATTAAGCGTAAGGCACAGGCGTTTGATGAGATAGCATTAACTGTATTATCTGAAGATAACGATGTGATAAAAAACATGAATAACAGAGTAACCAAAATAGTTATTAATAATTTGGAGCGTGGCGAGTGATGTGGAAAGTTAAAGAGTTCAGAGATTTTGACGACGACGACAACAGACCAGCAACAGAACAATTAGAACATCACCTATTGAAATATCTAAATACACAAGTGTTAGGTTATTCAGTTAATCACTTTGAGAACGCATACAACAGAGAACGTTCATACATCTTAATTAAATACCAGGAGGAAAATTAATGACTAATCAGTTAACAGTAGATCAATTACAAGAGCTATTACAAATACAAAAGGACTTTGACAGTAGAATACCGACACTTAATCTGCAGGATAGCAAGATTGCGTATGTGGTTGAATTCTTTGAATGGTTTAACACGTTGGAGACGTTCAAGAACTGGAAAAAGAAACCAGGCAAGCCATTAGATGTTCAATTAGATGAGTTAGCCGACATGTTGGCATTTGGATTGAGTATTGCAAATCAACGCAAATTTGATGAATATGATAGAAATTTATTCTTTGAAAGTTGGGAACTAGAAAACTTTTTAGATAAAAGTTATTTCATTAACCAAGAAATGATTTATGACATGATGCATGAGTTTGAAGATGAGGACTTTACTCCTATTAGAGGGTTAATAATTGTATTTAAAATAGCTGAACAGTTATACGCTATCGACCAACTCATCGACGCATACAAAAAGAAAATGGAAAGGAATCACGCAAGACAAGATGGAACAGCAGATAAAAATAAAGGGTACGTCTAAAGACATATACGAAAGAGTAAAAGAGGTGCTGGGGAAGTGAATCATATAATAACAATAATTCTAATTGGAATTGCATTCGGATTTTATACCGTGGTTTTTGATAGTTATATGAAAACTAAGAAATCAAATATGGAAATCATATATAAACTAATAATTATTGTATTGCTCATTTCGACTTTTGAGTTTGCAGAAGGTCATCATATGACATCTTTATTAATTGCATTTTTGTCATTAACTTTTATAGAGAAAATAAAAGAAGTGAGTAAGGAGTGAGTGGGAATGGAAGATTATTACATTAGAAATTTCAAAAGGATTCACAAACTTGTTTCTAACGCTAGAAGCTATATACAAGATAAATTTGAACATGCAAAATTTGACGATGCAGATATAAACTTCATCAAACAATTAGAAGCTGAATATTACGCTTTAGAAGTGATATGGGTCAACATGAATGAAGTTGAAACTAACAGACCTAGATTGGAGAAAAATAGCTAATGCAATACCTAATCACAACATTCACAGATTCAACAGGACGCAAACACAATCACGTAACTAAAGTTAAAGAGAATCAGAGTTTCGAAGTGGTTGAGGCGAGTAGTAAGGAAGAGGCGTTGAAAAAAATATGAGGAGGCAGACAATGATTAAACATATTTTAAAATTACTATTCACATTAGCAATGTATGAGCTAGGTAAGTACGTTACTAATGCAGTAATTGAACATTACAGATATAGAGAAGATGAAGTTGATAAACCACCACAAGACTTTAACCAACATGATCATATCCATTTAAACGCTGAGGTGAGTAACTAATGTGGATAATCATATCAATCATACTTGCAGTTATTATATTATTCCTTGTTGGAAATAATGGTATGTTACGTAATGAAAACAACGGTTTGAGATACACTAACGTATACTTATTTACTCGTTTTGTTAAAGATAATGGTGAAGAAGGGATTAGAGAGTTACAAGAGGAAATGGAAAAGGTAGCTAACAAGTTTAATAAAAATTAATAATTTTTTAAAAAGTAGGGTAGCTCAATACCATGATTTGATATAAAATGAAAAACACTATACAAACAATCTGGAGATGTTTTAAATGTTAAAGACTACCATTAAAGTTAAAAATGAAAAAAGAGAGCTAACTAACTTGGAACTACAAAAGATGCAAGATAATGCTTTAGATCATGGTATTGTTAGTAACAGAATAAGGGATAATTGGACTGAAGAAGAAGTGTTTAACGTACCTAAAGGTATGAGCCGTACTCAATATGCTGAGTATAAATCTTTAAAAAATTTAGAAATTGCTAATAAAAATGATAAAAGTAACGACACACGAAATACTCTAAAGAAACCATGGCTATATAAAGTAAGACAATTACATGGGCGTTCAGAGTATGTACAAAGTCAAATGGATAACAATTCTTTTGTCAAACTGAAAAAGGATTGCTATGGAAGAATGCAAAGAGTTTAAAATTAATTATATATATATTTAAGGTAAAGGTACTAATTTACTCTAGTACCTTTATAATTTATACTATTATTAGTACCTGGTACTAAATGTAGGTAACGGAGGTAGTAGATGTATACACGTGACGAAGTAAGAAACATGATAGACAATTATAAGTGGATGCGTAATATTATTGAAGCACAGGTATATGATGCAGATAGTACATCTACTGCACAGTATGGTATAGAAGCAGTAGTGCCTAAAGCTAAAGGTGGTACAGGTGATAAGGTATTAGTCAAAGTGTTAGATAGGAATAGAGATTATCGACGTAATGTAAAGCTACTCAACAAGCTACAGTTCATTGATAAGTACGAGGAATATGTAACAGATGATATGAACTATCACATACTACAATTGATTAAGATAGGTATCAAGCATAAGACTATCATGGAACTCATGGAGATAAAGAGCAAGTCTACATTCTATGGATGTGTTAATGAGATAGTCAATGTATACATGGATGCACAACAAGGTTACTATGATTAAAGGGTCGTACAAAAGGTAGTATCCTTATATGATTAAGAGGTACACTAAAAGTGCGTACCACATATGATTAATCGAACCAATCGAACACATCGAACCAATCGAACCATGTGTGCATTAGTCATATCAATAACATTATACTAGAGTCATACGATACTAATACATGAGGCACATCACATAGTGGTGTGTCTTTCTTTGTTATATAAGAGGTTTAACTATGGAAGATTACAATGAATACAAAGAACGTAAACGATTCTACAATAGTAAATCTTGGGAAGATGTTAGACAACAAGTTTTAAAGCGCGATAATTACGAATGCACTTGGTGTCGTGAAGAAGGTAGAGTAACGACAGATAAGCTTGAAATAGATCACATAGAAGAGTTACAGGATAGGCCGGATTTGAAATTGGAACCTGATAATTTAAGAACGTTGTGCCGAGCTTGTCACAACAAAAGACATCAACGATTTCAATATGGTGGAAATCAATTCAAACCAAAAGAAATTAAATGGAGAGATGAAAGATGGTAGAAGTGTGGAAGGATGTAGGCGAAACAAATTACCAAGTATCAAGTAAAGGTAACGTTCGTAACAAACATACCAATAGAATATTGGCACAATGGATACATGATGGTAGATATAAAAGAGTTTCTTTCAATGGAAAAGGGCATCGAGTTCACAGACTCGTTGCTCTTTATTTTATTGATAATCCACTAAATAAAGAAGAAGTTAATCATATTGATGGAAATAAATTTAACAACAATGTAGAAAACTTAGAGTGGGTTACAGGTGAAGAAAATAATAATCATGCTTTGAAGGAAAATATTAATTTCAGACCTTTATCAAAAGAAAAAGTTATTAATATTTACAACTATTATCGAAGTAATAAAAATATAAAAGAAGTTTGTAATCGATTTAATATTTCAAGAAGTACTTTATATCAAATAAGAACTAAAAGAACTTATAAAGATTATTTAGAACATGTATAATTACCGCCCCCCATTAAAACAAATGAACAAAATTTTATTTCAGGGAGAACGGCGTGAGGGCTCGATTTTGCAAGTTTTCATAATTCTTTCATATGTAACCCTAACCCCGCCCAATAAAATAGAAAGGAGTGAATTAAATGCAATTAACTGCAAAACAACGCAAAGAACGTGAAAAGTTAGTCGATAAAGAAGAAAAAAGGTTACATGCCATCTTCAAAGATATCCCACAAAAAAAACAGAATGTAGTTCAAGGTCTTATCATTCAAGCAGCACGTATGCGAGTGATGTTGAACTATATGTGGGAAGATATTCAAGAGAATGGCGAATACGACATGTTCCAACAATCTCAAAATGTACCTGCCTATGAGCGTGAACGACCAATTGCTCGTTTGTACAATACACGTGACCAATCTTATCAACGTGTGATGAAACAATTAACCGATTTATTACCTAAAGATGCTAAACCAGTTGAAACTGATGAACCAGTAGATGATTATGTATGATTCGTAACAAATATGTAGATGAATACATTCAACAATGGTGTGACGGTAAAATCATTTTAAATCAAGAACGTATTGATCTGATTAACTATTTAGAAAATCATGTTTTAGTGAAAGATAATATCTACTTTGATGATGAAAAGATAGATAAGTGTATCAAATTTATCAATAAATGGTACTTTCCAGTACAACCGTTTCAGAAATTCATCATTGCTTTTTTATTCTTAATGGATGAAGAGTTAGATACCCCATACTTCACAGAATTCGCTTTATTTATGGGCAGAGGTGCAGGTAAGAATGGTTTTATAAGTGCAATAAGTGATTTCTTTACTACACCAATACATGGTATTAAGAAATATGACATTTCAATTGTTGCAAACAGTGAGGACCAAGCGAAAACATCATTTAATGAAATATATGATACTTTACTTGAACATAAACGGAATAAAGTAGCAGAAAGACCTAAAGCTCCATATGAAGTCAGTAAAACTGAAATTAAAAATAGGTCTACACAATCGATAATTAAATACAATACTTCGAATACGAAAACTAAAGATGGTGGACGTGAGGGTTGTGTTATTTTCGATGAGATAGCTATATATGAAACGGCTGATATGGTTAACGTCAAGCGTGGTGGATTAGGTAAAGTACCTCATGATAGAACATTCTATATTTCAACTGATGGTTTTGTCCGTGAAGGTTTTATGGATGGTATGAAAGATAGAATTTTAGAAGTCTTAGCAGGTAATAATTCAGAAGATAGAATATTCCCGTTTTATTGTAAACTTGACGACCCTAAAGAAGTTGATGATGAAACAATGTGGGAGAAAGCTAACCCAATGCTACATCCACCATTAACAGGTTATGCAAGGAACTTAAAGCGTAAAATCAAAGAAGAATTTAATGTATTACATATCAATCGCTCAAATAAACCTGAATTTATGACAAAACGAATGAACTTACCTGAAGTTGACGAAGAAAAAGTTGTTGCGCCGTGGGAAGAAATTAAAGCTACGAATAAGCCTTTACCTAATCTCGAAAATAAAGCCTGTATTGGAGGTCTTGACTACGCGTTAGTACGAGACTTTGCCAGTGTGGGCTTATTGTTTAGAGATGATGACGAGTATTATTGGTTAACACATTCATTTATCAGACGTGAATTTTTAGAAACGACACATCTTGAACCTCCAATTGAGCAATGGGCAGATGATGGTTTATTAACAATCGTTGATGATGACGTAATTGACATCTCATACATCGTTAATTGGTTTTTACAACAACAAAGTAAATACAATTTAACCAAAGTAATATCAGATAATTTCAGAACCGATATTGTTAGACGACCATTTGAAGAGGCAGGTATTCCATTAGAAGTCATTAAAAACCCAACGGCTATACATGGTTTGCTTGCACCTAGAATTGACACCATGTTTGCTAAGAAACAAATTACCTTCGGGGACAATCCATTGATGAGATGGTTTACCAACAACGTAGCAGTCAAAATGCAGCCAGATGGTAGTAAGAAATACATCAAAAAAGATGAAGTTAGACGTAAAACTGATGGTTTCCATGCCATGTTGCATGCACTCTATCGTGCGGATGAGATTTTAGAATATGATCAACCGTTTATCATGGCAGATATTAGCTTTTAGGAGGTGAGATTTTGAGTATATTCGATAGAATTATGGGAAGGAACGAAGCAATCGAGTTTAGTTATGATTTTGAATTGTTACATGAGACATCACACAAAGCTTACATAAAAAAGTGGGCATTAGATACGTGTATTAATCATATTGCTAGAACAATTAGTCAAACTAAATTTGAAATTATCGATAGTGAAAGTAAAGATACATCTTCGACAACGCACTATAAATTGAATGTTAGGCCAAATACTGATGAAAGTGCTGCAACATTTTGGCAAAAGGTAATACGAAAGTTGATTTATGATAATGAAGTGTTAATTGTTGTTACTGATTCAAAGGATTTAGTTATTGCAGATGATTTTGTGAGAGAAGAATATGCACTTTATGATGACATATTTGACCACATCATTGTAGGAGAGTTCGAGTTTGAACGTTCATTCCGAATGGGTGAAGTGATATATCTCGAATATAACAACGAAGCAATTACAAATATGTTATATGGCTTGTTTAATGATTATGGCGATATCTTTGGTCGCATGATTAAGTCTAATTTAATGAGCAACCAGATAAGAGCTACCTTAGGTATGGAGGCTAATACACCATTAACCAACGCAAGTTATGATGATATGCAGAGATTTATTAATAATGCATATAAAGCGTTTGAAAGTAACGACATAGCTATTGTACCTATTCAAAAAGGTTATAAATATGAAGAACATTCAAGCAATAATAGTACAAAAATATCATCACAAATCGATGATATGGCTAAAGTACCTAACCAGTTATTAAGTTATGTTGCTAGAAATTTAGGTATTCCAGTTGGATTGATTAATGGCGATACGGCAGACATAGAAGCGATGACTGATAACTATATGAAATTCTGTATTAAACCTATTATTGAAAAAATCACTGATGAATTGAACGCTAAATTGTTCAGTGAGCGTGGATATAAAGAAGGTAAACGAATCAATGCTATTAGTATAGATCAAAAAGGACCACTTGAAGTGAGTGAAGCAGTAGACAAACTCATAGCGAGTGGTTCTTTCAATAGAGATGAAATCAGAGTGCTTACAGGTTTTGAACCAATTGGCACCGAAGAAATGCAGAAATTTATTATCACTAAAAACTATCAAACTGTGGATGAAGAGTCTACAGGTAATGAAGGAGGTGATATAAATGGCGAATAACGAAATCGACATCTACGGATTGATTGATAGCGCTACAATTGAAGGTATGACAATAAGTCCTCAAACGGTGCGTGATCAATTGAAAGCTATGGGAGATGTTGATAAAGTCATCGTGAATATTAATAGTAATGGTGGCGATGTTTTCAGTGGTGTAACAATTTACAACATGTTAAGGCGTTTTGAGGCACATATTACTGTAAATGTGGATGGCTTGGCTGCAAGTATTGCCTCTGTGATTGCAATGGCAGGCGACACTATCAACATGCCGGGTAACGCCATGTTAATGGTTCACAATGCTTGGACGATTGGTGAAGGTGATGCAAGAAGTTTCAAAAAGCAAGCTGAAGATTTAGAACGCATTAATAGTGTTGTATTTAATAGTTATGTCGATAAAAACCCTGACATCGACCATGCGATTCTTCAAGACTATATGGATGAAGAAACATGGCTAACTGCTAAAGAGGCTAAAAAGTTAGGCTTAATTGACAATATTACTGAAAATTCAAGAGTTGCAGCTGCAACCACATCAACAATCTTGGGAGGTGACAAATTCATGGCTAGATACCGTAACGAAGACCCACAACAACCTGGACAACCAAAAGAATCAAATGAAATTACTGTTGAAGATGTAATGGACAAATTAGAAGAAATCTTAGCAGAAGTTAAGAAAGCTAATAGCAAAGATTCAGACGAACCGAATAAACAAACGGAAGATAAACCTGCAGAAAACAGTTTTGCACGTTTATTTAATATGAACATTAAATAATAAAGGAGAATTTAATTATGGCAATCGATTTAGAAAACGGACAAGAGTTTCAAAACTCTCAACAATTATTAAAAGAGTTTTCGAATATGAGTCCAAAAGCGACGGACGAAGAAGTGAAAGCAAAGTACACAGAATATATGAATGCATATTCTGAAGAATTAGCAAATGCTATTCGTAAAGACATGAAACAAGAACAAGGTGACAATGCGGTATTAAACGCACGTAATGTTAATCGTTTAACTAATGAAGAGAAGAAATTCTATAACGCATTAGTTTCAGAAGATCATGTAAACACTGATACTAACTGGAAAGATGGAGAATTATTACCTGAAACAGTGATTGACCGTATCTTTGAAGATATCGAAACTGAACATCCATTATTGAAACATATCACAATTCAACGCACTGGATTACGTGCACGTGTGATTCGTTCAGTACCCGAAGGTCAAGTTGTTTGGGGTCCAGTGTTCTCAGAAATTAAAGGTCAATTAGAGGCATCATTCTTTGAACAAGACGTGACTTTAGGTAAAGCAACTGCCTTTGTTGTAGTACCTAAAGATTTAAAAGATGCAGGTGTGCAATGGGTTGACCGTTATGTACGTGCACAAATCAAAGAAGCATTCGCAGTAGCAATTGAAAAAACTGCTATTCAAGGTTTAGGTGCTGCTAAAAACCAACCAGTTGGTTTAATGAACGAAATTAATCGTTCAAACGGTGCAGTTTCACCAAAAGCATCTGCTGGCACAATCACTTTAAAAGATGCGGAAACATCAATCAAAGAAATTGGTAATGTTATCAAAAACTTATCTATCAAAGAATATTACGATAAAGACGGTAATGTTAAACGTTCTAAAGGTTCTAGTGTATTGAACAATGTTGTTATTGCATTAAACCCTGCAGATTACATTTATACTGGTATTGCATTCATGCAATTACACAATGGCCAATTTGTAAGTCCAGTGCCATTCAACGTAACATTCGAACAATCTGAATTTGTACCACAAGGTAAAGCAGTAGCATTCGATAAAACACGTTACAACTTCTATGCTGGCAGTGAAGTTATTGTCCGCGAGTTCGACCAAACATTAGCATTAGAAGATATGGATTTATATACTGCGAAACAGTTCTTATATGCTGAACCAGATGATAACAAAACTTCATTCGTATATGATGTTGATTTCAGTTCATTCGGTGCGCCTACATCAACTGACGCTACATCAAATACACCAGAAGCATAAGGGAGGGGTACTAATGGCTGAATATAAAGTTTTGAAAAACTATAGAGACAAGCAATTAGATAAGTCTTTAAAAGCTAACGACAAAGTAGAAATGACAGTGAAACGTGCAGATGAAGTTGAAAAAACTTTGTCTGCAAATGGTTTTAAAGGTCCTTTCTTAGAACGAGTTAAAGAATCGAAGTGATTTAAATGATTACTGACACACATGTGGAAGAATTCAAAAATCGTAACAGAATTTTTTATGATATCGAAGATGATCGTATTAAAAATGATTTAGGGATGTCTTATGAAGATATCAAAGCCAAATGTGGGGACTTCGATATGGAACAATCCTCATTAGGTCGTGAATTAGTTTATGAACGTACAAGATATGTATTCAACGATAAATTAGAGGAATTCCACAATAATTTTTTATCTAGTATTGTTCAATTCCAAATCATGAACATGGAGGTGTCAGATGATGGCACTACAACGTAATGAATTTATGACTGGTGGCGACATGAGAACGCCAGTTGCTTTTTATAAAGCAACACCGACAGACGACTTTTTCCCTGGTGAAACTGTGGAAGAGGTCGTTTTTAAGTGTTTTGCTAATGTTTATCAACCATCACAGAAAGATTTGGACATGACGAACAATCAAGCTAGTTTAACTATGGTTACGTATCACCCTATTAATATAGAAATTACTGATGACATGTATTTTGAAATTCAACTACCGCAATATAGGAATAAAAAATACAATATTCAACAAGTCTTTGATGATACAGATAACCATAGGAACATTAAGATTATTGGGAAGATTTCAGAATGAGCGTAGACGTTAAAGGTGTTCACCAAATGCTTAGGCAGATAGGCGAAAAATACGGAGAAGCCCAAATGCTTAAAGCTCAAGATAAAGCATTGAACAAAGGTTCTAAATACTTTGTAAATGTATTGAAAGCGAATTTTGAAGTATTCCGTGATACAGGTGCAAGTATTCATGAAGTCTCAGTTACTGACCCTTATTATGTTCACGGGAAAACAAGAATGGTTAAAGTTCACTGGCATGGTTCAATGAATCGTTACTCGATTATCCATTTAAACGAATGGGGAACAATTAAAAATCCAAACCCAAGAGGTAAAGGTGCTATTGCTAGAACAATGTTTATGACTGAACGACCATTCAGAGAAATCATAAAGCAATCATTGGAAGGAGACTTGTAAATGTTTGATATGTTGAAAACTTTAAAAAAATATCTATTGAACAACGCAACAATTGCTCAACATTGTACAGGTCGAATTCGAGCTTACACATATGATGAGACGGCAGATAGGTCAAATCATTATATATTGATTGACCCTCTTGTCTCACCACAACCTGAAACCTACGCAAGCGATACTAATTTAACAACTGAATATCTATATCAAATTGATGTTCGTGGTCCTAATTATGATGTGGTTAAACTTCTACAAGAAGAGATCCGTCAAACCTTATGGTCAATAGGATTTAAACAAGTGGATGGAACCGATGAATATGACACAGATTTAAAACTGTATATGGATGCACGACGCTACCGTGGAAATCCTTATACGATAGATGGTTTAAGACATATAGATAAAAACATTTAATTGATTAGCCTTTCGTGAGAAACGAAGGGCTATTTTAATGCAAAAATTTAAGGAGGATATTTAAATGGGTAGATATAATGCCGCTACAGGTTTAGGAAAAATGTACTATGCAGTATTACAAGAAGAAAGTGATGGAACAGTTAAAACATCAGGTATTAAAGAAGTTGATTATGTTCAAGAACTTTCTATTGAATTTGGTGAAGAATTAGAAAAAGCTTATGGTTCTAACAAGGTTGCTGAGATTGCAAAATCAGCAGGTGAAACACAATTATCTTTAACTTTCCATAAGTTACCAATTGATGTTCAAAAAGACTTATTAGGATTAATTGAACATGAAACAAATAAAACAGTTTATGGCTTTGGTAAATCAACTGGTATTACTTATACAGCCGTAGCTATCCCACGTACAATGGAAGATGGCTCTCAAGAGTGGTTTGGATTATCAAAAGGTGTATTCACACGACCTAACAAAGAAGGACAAACTAAAGAAGATGGTGTTGAATTCGGTTCAGATGAAATCGAAGGTCAATTCATGGAACGTAAAGTTGATGGATTCGATGAAGAATTAGCAGTGGTTATGGCTTACGATGACCAAGGCAAAACTGAAGGTCGTGACACGATTTTCAATTCAATCTTCGGTAAAACGTTTGATACAGTTCAAACAACAGCTGAACCTTTAAGTACATCAACATCTTCTGATGACACTACTGCAACTGAACCAACAGCATAATTGATTTATAGACGACTTCGGTCGTCTATTTTTGTATACAAAAATAAAAACTAATTATTCGGTCTAACAGAAAACCCGATGAAAAGGAGAATATAAATTATGGCAGTTAAGAAATTTATTGAATTATACGATGAAAATGGAGAAGTAAAAAAATATCATGCACCTGCTTTTATTAAAGGTAGTGTTGCACGTAAAGGTTTCAATTTAGGTAAAGAATTCCAAAAACTAGAACAAGACGGTGCCGAATTTGACGACAACTTACTAGATAAATTATATAGCTTTATCGCAAATGATTTATATGATGGTCAATTCACTGCAGAAGAGTTTGAAGATGGGATTGATGCACGTGAAGTTATCACGGTTGCAATGGAACAATTAGGCGGTATCTTAGGTGACGAGGGAAAGACAATGAAATAGACGACTCTCGTTTAAAGCCCGAAGATTTCACTTATGAAAAACAATCAGAATATCTTGATACGCTGTATAAAGAGTTGATGGAAAATGGTTGGAAAATGCCTGAGATTGACAACACAGATATTTATCAGTTACTTCGCATTATGAATAATAAGAAGAAATCTAAAACGAAGAAAGTTGGTAAGAACGAGAGCCTAATTGGAGCTATAACAGGTAAAGACCCTAGAGCTTCAAGCTAGGCTCTCTTTTTTTATTTCTAAAGAAAGGAGAGTGAGTTGAATGGCAGATGAAATTAAAGGTTTTACGATTGATTTAGGCCTAGATACATCAGATATTGATCGTGGTATGGCCAATTTAAAGCGTAAGTTACAAACTACTGATGCAGAAATGAAAAAGAACCTTTCAAGTTTCGATAAAGCCGAAAAATCAGTAGAAAAATACGAAACTGAAATTGAAGGTCTCAACAAAACACTTACTCAACAAGGTAGAGCGAGTGAACAAGCACAGAAGAAGTTAGATCAGTTAAGACATGCACAAGAAACCATGTCAGATAAGCTTGAAGAATCGGCACGTAACGCTCAAAAAGCTAAAAAAAGTTATGAGACCTTAGCTAATTCATATGACAAGTTGAACAATGAGTTGAAAGAATATACTAACGCAGCAAATAAAGCTCAAAACACTGAAAAACAGCACAGTAACACTCTTAAAGCATTAAAAGCTCAATTAGCTAACGCCAAAAGCTCTGTCGATAGTTTGCAAAATGAATTCAATGAATTAAGTAAGTCAGGTAAAGCAAGCAAACAAGAGCTAACGGAATTAGGTAATCAGTTAACTAAAGCTAAAACGCAATATGCGAGTCTTTCAAAATCTGTAGATAGTGCTAAACGTAATTTAAATGAGTCTAAAATAGCAACGGCCAACGCTAAGAATGAATTACAAAATTTTAGTAAAGCAAATCAACAAGCGATGGCAAGTGCAAAATCTGCAATGAATACAGCTAAGAAAGAAGCAAACGCAGCAGAACAATCTTACGCTAGTTTAAATCGTGAAGTTGGTCAACTACCTGCGAAATTAGACAGAGCCGAAAAAGAAGTTTATCAACAAGCAATGGCTTACAATGTTCTACAAAATAGAATTGATGAAACGACATCTGAACTGAAAGAATTCCAAAGAGAACAGACAAAATTCTTTGGTATGGGACCTGCATTAACAGCTATGGGTCAACGTTGGGAAGAAGTCAACGCTAAAATTAATAAAATAGGTAATAGCTTTAGAAACGTCGGTTATGTTGTGAATGGTATAGGCTTTGGTGGTTTAATATCAAATATTAGTACCATCATTCCAATAGCTGGAAGTGCCGTAAGTGCGTTGTCTGGTATTGGTGGCGCTGCAACTGCTGCTGCAGGTGGTGCTATTGGCCTTGGTGGTGCTTATGGTGTTGCGCTAGGTGCAGTAACTGCATTTAGTGGCCAAGCTACAACTGCGTTGAAAATGCTTGAAGATGGTGAACTGAGAGCAACTGCAGAAGTTAGAAATTACCAGTCAGTTTTAAGTAGTTTGCAAAATCAATGGAAAGGTTTAGTACAAGCAAATCAAGCAGATATCTTTAATACTATGGCTAATGGTATAAATATAGCTAAGATTGCGTTAACTAGACTTACACCATTCATTTCAAAAACCACAAGTCAAATAGCTCAAGCATCTGCTAGAATGCGTGATTGGGTTAACTCATCTAATAATGCAAACAATGCATTCAAACTCATTAATAATATAGGTCCGCCGATATTCCAAAACTTATTAAATGCAGCAATGAAAGTGGGAGACGGTATCACCCACATGTTTACACAGTTTGGACCATTATTTACATGGACAGGTAAAGGTATTGAAAGTCTAGCTAATAAATTTAACGCTTGGGCTAATAGCACAAGTACAGATAAAGGTATAGCTCAATTCATTCAATACACTAAAACGAACTTGCCAATTGTAGGTCAAATTTTTGGTAATGTGTTTAGTGGTATTATCAGTCTGTTTAGTGCTTTTAGTGGTCATTCACATAACGTACTAGTAGGCATGCAAGGTGTAACACAATCGTTTAAAGATTGGGCGGCGAACTTAAAGAACACAGAAGGTTTCAAAAACTTCTTAAAATACTTAGAGTCGAATGGTCCGGTTGTTTGGCAATTACTAAAAAATATTGGATCTATTATTGTAGGATTAATTAAAGGTATGGCACCAGTTGGCGCAGTAATGTTAAGAATAACTACTGCATTGACAGGGTTTATCGCTAAAGGTGCTACAGCTAACAATACAATGGGACTAATGACAGGTGTCTTAACAGCCGTCGGTGGTGCATTAGCCGCAATTCTACCAATGTGGGGAGTATATAGAACAGTAGTTGGTGGCGCATCGTTGGTAACAGGTGCATATAATGCTATAGTAAATGTAACTAAAACTTCGATGGCTATTTGGACAGGTGTTACACGAGCTCTTGCATTAGCACAAATATTAAATGCTAGAAACACTTCATTAGCAACCATAATGACAGGTAAATATTCTATTGCTACAAAAATGGCAGCGTTAACTACTCGAGGTTTGGGTCTAGCTATTAGGTTTATGACAGGTCCAATCGGTATAGTTATTACTGCTATTAGTGCTTTAGTCGCAGGTATTATATATCTATGGAAAAACAATGAAACTTTTCGTAATTTCGTTACCTCTGCTTGGAATGCCATAAAAAATACTGCTATATCTGTGTTTGGATTCCTTAAACCTTACATCATCGGTATTTGGAATGGAATTAAAACGGCATCGATGGTTATATGGGGATTAATGAAAACATCAGCCACATTAGCATGGAATGCTATTAAAATGGCCGTACTACATCCAATTCAATCATTAAAACTAGTTATCACTGCAGTATGGAATGCCATTAAAATGGGCGCAATTCTCGCATGGACTGGTATCAAGACTGCGGTCATGTTAATAATTCAAGGTTGGCTTACTGCCGTTAAAATTTATTTCGGTATGTGGAAGACAGTCATCACTGCAGTGTGGAACGGTATTAAGTATGTATCAATTGCTATTTGGAATGCCATAAAAAATGGTGTAATGGCGATTATTAGAGTTTGGTTCACTATGATGAAAGCGTCCTTTGCAATGTGGAAAGCCGTAATTACTGCGGTATGGAATGCAATTAAAACTGTTTCAATAGCAATATGGAACTCTATTAAGAACAGTGTATTGGCTATCATTCGTGCTTTCATTGCAGGAGCAAAAGCCATTATTGGTGGTTTAAAAGCATTTGTTACAAGCGCTTGGAACGTTATAAAAAGCGTTTCTATACGTGTATGGAATGCTATAAAAAACAGTGTGATTGGAGCAATTCGAGCACTTTCAAATGGTGTTCGTAAAATCATTGGCGCTTTAAGAAGTTGGATTATAGCAGCGTGGAATTACATTAAGAATAAAGTCGTTGCATTAGCAAAAGCTTTAGGTGCAGGTGTAAAAAGAGCTTTCACAAGTTTATCAGGTATAGTTAAAAAGATATTTACTGGTATTCGAAACTTTACAGTCAAAGTATGGACTTATATTAAGAATAAGGTTATTGCTTTAGCTAAAGGCCTTTATAATGGTGTAAAACGTGCGTTTACAGGTACATGGAACTTTGTGAAACGTGTATTTAATAATATTAAAAATTTCTCTGTTAAAGTATGGAGTTATATTAAAAACAAAGTGGTTAGTTTTGCTAAAAGTTTATATAACGGAGTTAAACGCAACTTTACATCAACATGGAATATCACTAAAGCAATCTTTGGTAAAATACGTGGCTGGCTTACTAAGACTTGGAAAAATATCAAAAATTCTGTGGTGAATTACGCTAAAAATCTTTGGAGTGGCGTAAAAAATACATGGAACCGTTTAAAAAGCGGTACAAGTAGCACATTCAGTAGAGTGAAAAGTGATACGATTTCTAAATGGAAAGGTATAAAAAACTCTGTTACTGGTCTTGCAAAAAGTTTATGGAGCAGTGTTAGAAATACATTCAGAAATATGGCCAGTGGATTAAAAACATTGATTGGTAGAATCAAAGGTCATATTGGCGGTATGGTCAGCGGAGTAAAAGGCGGATTAAATAAATTGATCAGTGGTGTTAACTGGGTAGGTAAAAAATTAAGTATGCCTAAAATACCATCGATTAAACTTCACACTGGTACGACTTCAACTCATACACAAAATGTTGTAACTAACGGCAAAATAAACAGAGATACTCTTGCTACAGTTGGAGATAAAGGTCGAGGAAATGGTCCAGGTGGTTTCCGTCATGAAATGATTCGCTATCCTAACGGAAAAACTGCAATCACACTTAATCGAGATACTACAACTTATTTACCTAAAGGTAGTTCAGTATTAAATGGTAAACAGACACACTCTCTATTAAAAAATAATCATCAATTCTCCACTGGGACATTACCACGTTTTGCAAATGGTACAGGTTTCAATTTGCTTGGTGGAGGTAAAAAACCTAAAAAACATAAGCATGGAGAAAATGTAGTTGGTGATGTTATAGGAAATGCTAAAAAAACTGCAGGAAACGTTGGTAAACAAGCCAGTGCGATCACAGGTAAGGTTGTTAAAAGCGGGAAAGCTATTGTAGATAAAACACTAGAAACTGCAGGTAAAGGTAAAGACTGGCTTAAAAAATCTGTTGGTGATGTGTTGGACTACATAGAACATCCAGGGAAATTACTTAATAAAGTCCTTCAAGGTTTTGGTATTAGTAAGGATAGTTTCGGTATAAGTAAGGCCGCCGAACTACCATACAATATGATGACTGGTATGTTTAAAAAACTTAAAGAAGCTGCTACTAAAAAAATTGGAGAATGGCTAGAAGATAGTGGTGGAGGCGATGGTGGTTACATTGACTTATCCAAAGGTATCAACTTTGGATTTGCAAGAACTGCTGCTGAAGCTGCAAGAGCAGGTTACCCATTCCCTCGACCGCATCACGGTTTGGATATTAACTATAAACATGACAAAGTCTACTCAACGATGTCAGGTACAGCTAAAACCTTTAGAGGTTGGAGTGGTGGTTTTGGAAACCACGTAGAAATAACGAACGGTAGTTTAAAATCTATTTATGGACATCTACATAAACTAGCGTTTAATGGAACTAAAAAAGTGCGACCAGGTACCTATTTGGGTATTTCTGGTGGTAATCCTGGCGAAGATGGAGCAGGTGCAGGTAGTTCCACTGGACTTCATTTACACTATGAAATGCAACGAAACGGTGTAGCATTTGACCCTACAAGTTGGTTGAAAAAACATAATGGTGGTGGCGGTGGAGGTCAAAATAAGGCTGCTTCCAAATGGAGAGGTGATATTCGACGTGCCGCTAAACGCATGAAAGTAAACCTTTCAGGAAGAGAATTGAATGGTATCATCGCTCAAATTCAACGTGAGTCAAATGGTAATGCAGGGGTTACTCAAGGTAATATTGGTGATATAAACAACTTACGTGGTACACCTGCACAAGGATTACTTCAATATGTGCCTAGTACATTCAGAAGTTATGCAGTAAGAGGTCATAAAAATATTAAAAATGGTTACGATCAATTATTAGCATTCTTCAATAACTCAAATTGGCGTAGAGATTTACCTTACGGACGTTCAGGTTGGGGGCCTAGTGGACATCGTAGATTTGCTACAGGAGGCTTAATCAAAAATTCCGGTTGGTACAACATCGCAGAAGGTGGATACCCAGAGTGGGTAATACCAACAGACCCAAACCGTCGTACAGATGCTATGAAATTACTTGCACTAGCTGCAAAAGACATTCAAGGTTCTAAGTCAAAAGGTAATAAACGACCAAGTGCATTTAGTGGTAAGAGTGTATCAACTAATAATAACGATACCGAATTATTACTCAAAATGATTGAGGGACAACAACAACAGATTTCAGTACTTATGGAATTAGCACGAAGTAACCAAGCTATTGCTGAAAAAGATTTCAACCCTTCAATTGATCAATATGCACATGAAAGACAAGTGTTTAATAGCATAGATAAATACGAAAGGCAGAAATCAAGAAAAGCAAATTTTAAACCAGTGGGAGGTTAGATAATGCTTGATACAATAAAAGTAAATGATAAAACACTTCCATGGTTGATTGTTGAAAGAGGGTTTGAAATACCCTCTTTTAATTTTGCTATTGAAAGTGAAGAAATAGCTGGGAGACCAGGAAGTATTGTAAAAAGTAGAAATTTAAAAGAATATCGTTTTGAATTACCTCTTATCATACGTAATGATTATTTATCGCATGGAGGTATGAAAAAGTTAGACGATGTGCTATATGAAGTCGTACGATTTTTCAATTATGATCAACCAGTTAAACTACAATTCACATCTCAAGATTGGTATTGGAATGCATATATAGAAGGACCCATCGAATTAGACAAAGACCGTATCGGCTTTTGGTCTTTTAAAATAAACGTTGTATTAGCAGACCCATACAAATATGCCGTTGAAGGCACCAAAAACACAGCTATATCAGACCAAGTCAGCGTAGTTAGTACAGGAACTGCAGATAGTCCAGTAATTGTGCAAGCAACTGCATTACAAAATGCAAGTTACTATATGATTACTAAAAACGATGAAGATTACTTCATGATTGGCGACGATGACTTGGATAAACCAGTAGAGGACTATACGCCAACACTTTGGGATAATGAAATGCGTGCCTTTACAGGTTGGGGCAAACAATCAGGAAGTACTATCAATGATAATTATACAGGTGGAACCAATGGTGGTAGTTTTGAGATGAGTTCGTCAAACGATGCATTCAAATTAAAATTAGATAGTATTACGGCTACATCAGGTTGGAATGGCGCAGAGTATAAACACAGTTTTGGCAAATCTGCACAAGATTTTGTTTCCACTTTAAAAATACATGTGAATCAAAAGAAAAAAGGCTCAACACATTGCGCACAATATCTGTATGATACAGATAATCGCCTAATCGCTAGCATTGGCTATCGAAATACTCGTTCTAGTCAAGCGATTGGTAGCATAGTGATTACGCTATTCGACCAATTAGGTGTACAAAAGAAAATTTATGAATATGGTAACTTACCAATGTTTTATAAATGGGACGATTTAGTATTATATATTCGTTTAGAACGTTCAGGAACTACATTCAAAATCAAAACTTGGAAGTATAAAGAAGTCGAATACCCTAAACGGGTTATTCCAGTTGATGTGCATGAGAAACAATGGGAAGACAATGGTAAGTTTTACCAACGTCCTATTGCAGCAGTTAGTGTATATACTGCGAAGAATGGTACGAATTACCACATGCCAACATACATTTTAGGAAGTTACACACATGAGAAGTTGCCTAAACCACCTAAAGCTAGGGATATGATAATTAAAAAAGGCGACGTAATTAACATCAATATGCAAGACAAGACAGTAACAATTAATGAAGATCCGTCACTTGATTTAAAAACATTTGGTAGTGACTTCTTTAATATTAATAGTGGCTATAATGAATGTTTAATTTATCCTGAAAAAACATTCGACACGACGGTTTATTGGCAAGATAGATATTACTAGGGAGGTGTTAACTTGAAAAATACAGGGATTCATATCTTAGATTTTAATGACAAAATCATTGATTACATTAGTCGTGATGACGGCGCATTGTTAAATGCAGTGATGAGTACCAATGCAGATGAGAAGTCCGAAACGTTCGATTTCACAATGCTAAATGATCGTGCCGAAAACTTACGTGAACGTAATCGACTGATTGCACAAGATAATAATGGTATCTATCGTGAATTCATCATTACTCATGTGGTTGATAACTTTGACGGTACAACTGATGTTGAGAGTAACGCCTCATACCTAGAAGATATTGATAAGTCTAAACCAATTAAACCTGGACAATATAAGGCATACAGTACATCACAAGCCTTGAACGAAACGTTACGTAATACTGGTTGGGAAATGTCAGATGACACTGAACATGGTGGTATGAGAACAACATCATGGACATCTTATTCAACGCCGTATGAAGTTATCAACATGTTATGCACAACGTATAATATGGTAGCAGATTATTATATTGAACTCGGTTCACATACAGTTGAGCATAGATATGTATCACTTAAACAACCAAAGAACTTATTTAAAGGCAAAGAAATCACTAAAGGTAAAGACTTAACTGGAATGACACGTACCGTTGATATGTCAGAAGTACGGACTGCATTATATGCGATTGGTCCTGAAAACGACACTGGACAACGATTAGAAAAAATAGTTACAGATGATGACGCTCAGGCACAGTTTGGATTGCCTGGGCGTTACTTATGGAGTGTGTATGAGCCTGAATCAGACGATAGTAATATGACTGATGAGCGTTTAACCACACTCGCTAAAACAGAATTAAATAAACGTAATAAATCGGCAATCAGTTATGAAATTACTTCCACAGACATTCATAAACATTATCCTGAAATGGTCGTTTCGCTACACGACACTGTACGTATTAAGGATAGAGATTTCAGACCACCACTTTATATAGAGGCAGAAGTCATTGGTGTTGATTATGATTTACTCACAGATGAAAGTAGCTATAAATTTGGTAACGTAGTCGAATATGAAGAAAATAACTTAAGAGATATATTCAATAAAAAACTTGCTGATATAAGCAAAAAGTTGAATGACAATGTATCGAATATCAATACTATTGTGAATGATGTTGTGTCAGGTCAATTAGAATATTATGAACGTAAAATTTTTAAGCAAGATACGCCACCAGATAATCCAGTTAATGACATGCTTTGGTACGATACAAGCAATCCTAATGTTGCGGTATTAAGAAGATATTGGAATGGTGAATGGTTAAATGAAACCGTTGATGATGTAGAAAAAATCGGTGGTGTAACAAGAGAAAAAGCATTATACGATAGCATTAAAAATGCATTTGAAAATTTAGCTATACAACATAGTAAGTTAATGGACGAAACATACTCGGTTTTAAACAGTGAATATTTAGTCGATACAGATTTAAAAGAGAAACTACAAACTGAATTAAATAATGTAGATAAGATATTCCAAAGTATTCAAATTGGTTTAAATGCAATGACGTCTGATACTGCCACAATTGGTGCTTTAATTGATATACAAGCACAATTTGGAACGTATAGACAGAAGTTACAAGACTTATATAAAGCACTTCAAAATGCGAAAATTTCCGCAGATAAAAGGCTTAGATTACTTCAATCACAATACACTGATCAGAAATTTAATGACGCACTAAATAAAGTGGCAAGTAAGTTTGGTCTAACTGTAGATAGTAATAACAACATGGTTGGTACTCCCGATGTTATAGCAAAAGCCGTACAAGCCTCACACGATGATACGGCAGAACAGCTAAAGTCTTATGTTAAAAGTGTCGATTATCAAACAGATAAAAATGGCTTTGTTACACGATTAGATAGTGCCGATTCAGAACGTAAACAGTTGAGTAATGAGATAAGCGATAAAGTAAGTTTAAGTGAGTATCGCAATTTAAGAGTAGGTGGAAGAAACTATTTAGCTAATGACAATTTAGAATTTGGGCTACTAAATGTTACAACTGGAGCGCCTGCTAATTCAGTTACTACCAGAGTTAGAAATATTAACTTTATAAATGTAGAATCTGAAAACTATATTATTAAAATAAATAGTCCGATAACTGGTAAAACAGTTCAGTGTTGGCTCTTTGCTTATGATGATAACAATAACGTTGTCTATTCATCGGGATATAAAGATTTAAATCCAAGTTTGTCATTTGCATTTAAACCTGAATACAAAAAAATAAAATTCCAGTTTAGATACACAGATAATTCTGTAATGACGTTAGATGATATCAGAAATGCAAAAATTAAATTTGAAAAAGGTACTATTCCAACTGATTATGATATAGCACCGGAAGAAACAGATACCAAACTTACCAATATGAATACTTCTATCAGTCAAAACGGTAAAGATATACAACAACGCGCAACTAAAGAAGAATTTAACTCTAGTAAGAAAACTTTATCTAAAGTCATATCTGACTTCACGAACAATGTTGCTACTGGTATGACATTTACTTATGACGAAAATGGTGCAATCCAGTTAATGAATATTGCTAAAGATGGTATTAAGTTAAAAGGCGATAGAGTAGATATCACAGTTAACAAAGACTTTAATGTGGTTACTCAAACTTTAAATAATAAAGTTGGTAAAGATGAAGTTGTAAACCGATTAAACCTATCTAAAGAAGGATTAGATATCAATGTAAATAATTTAGGTATTCGAGGTGGAAACAACTCTGAATATATAGATATTCGTAATACTTCTATATTATCTTATGGCTCATTCACTCGTACGTGGGCAAACGTCACAGATACTGCAAAACTGAAATTAGGTATGAATAAAGGCACTATACAAGTATCTAATACAACGACTGGTTATAACTTGTATTTAACTGAAAAAGGACTTTCTACCATGCTTGCAGGTGCAGGAGATGAAACAGCTGGTACTTTAGAGTTCCATTCGCAACGATACAATGAAACTTCTCGTGGTGTGACATTACATTCAACATACGGTGCAGTTGCATTAGCGAGTGATAACAGTCGTGTTATTTTAGATTCAAACTTAACTGTTAACATAGAAAGTCAAACAAGCTCAGTCTATATCAGACCGATGAAAGACAATAGAACTGGTACAAATGAATTTAGATTTTGGGTTAAAAACAATGACACTGGAGCCGATACTGATGGGGTTTTATCGTATGGTTTAATTACTGGTACGAACAACAGCCCTTATGATTTTGGTTCAGGTATACGTTTTGATAAGTCACCAAAATCTAACTATGTATATGCAACTGACAAAGACGGTAATATCGGTACTGGTGACTTTTATGCTCGTAATTTCTTAGGCGATTGGTGGGCTAAAGGCACAAATTTATATGGCTTGGTAAATAATGGTGGAGAATTACGTATAACTGATCGTTCAGGTTATAACAATGGCAACCCAAATTATCAAGGACTTGCTGCAAACGAGATACGTGCGGGGTCAATCAGAACGTTAAGCGGTAATCTCTATATTGGTGTTTCAACTGATAAACTAAGAGTAACGAATAACTTGTTATATAACGGAGGAAATATTGGGTACAGACCTATTGAAGCAAGTGATTTTATAAAAGCATCAAGAGTTGAATATAAAGAAGACATAGAATATTGGAATTTCGATGCATTGAGTATTATTGTGAATGACCTCGATTTATATAGCTATAAATATAAAGAAGACTTAGATAAAACAACTCATCATGGACCAGTTATAGGTGATGGCTATAATACACCTGAAGAATTTATTATAGGAAATGGTATTAACACTAATGAAATGCTATCTTATTCAATAAAAGCTATACAACAGTTAAATGAAAAATTACAAAACTTGGAGGAACAAATCAATGGAAAATAAAAATCAAGGATTACAAGCTAATCCACAACTTACAATTAATTATCTTACGCAGGAAGTAGCAAACCTAACAAAAGAGAATGCAATGCTTAAAGCAATCATACAAGAACAAAATCAAACAAATCAAAGTGCTGAGGAAGAGTAATCCTTAGCACTATTTTTATACAAAAATTTAGGAGGAATCACTTATGGCAAATGAAGTAGTAAACAAAAAAGAAAATTATATTTTGGTACAAGTAGACAGTGAAGGTGTAGAAAATGCACTCAGTATTGATTATCGTGGGCAATTCTTCCCAAGCACTAACACATCTGCAGCATATAAGATTGACGAACAAGAGAAAGCAGAAAAGCTCGCTCAACGTCTAAACAGTTTGAATGAACTAAATTATGAATTTGGTATAGCAAAAGAATTGTTGACTATTAAAGTAGCTAAACAAGTTGTTGACATTAGTTATACTGACACAGAATAGGAGTGAATTTATGAAAAAAACATACTTTGATTATATCCATAAAGTTATTCTTTATATGGGTGTTGGACTACTCATGTTCGAAAGAGGTTTCTTTTGGACAAAAGAACAAGAAGACGTACTAGATGACTCACAATTCTATATAGCGCTTCACGATATTATGCCTATATGGATATGGGGCATTTTAGGTATGGTTTTTAGCTTAATGCTAATTATCGCTCCTTTTTTCTTACCTAAGCATCAAATTAATAATACATTCAATTATTTAATTTTGATTGGCGGTGCAGGAAATGGTTTGTTTTACTTTTTAATGACATCAGCAAGTATATTCCACGCTATTAATTGGCTGACACCACTGCAATTTTCCACACTTGCAGTGCTTAACATTATGATTGCTATGCTTGGAGTGATTGGCGTTGTCCGAAAACGATGAAAAATATGTGTTGCGTCACGAGTGGGAGCGTAATACAGGTAAAATTTATGAACGTATTAATGAGAATGATAGGAAACAAACTGAGGCAATTAATAGTTTGAATAATAAAGTGGATAAGCAAACCTTAATACAGCAACAAACCTATGAATCACAGAAAAAACAAGAAAGTCATTTAGAAAAAATTAGCGATACAATAAGTACTTTTGGTACAGAGTTTAACGAACTAAAATACAAAGTTAAAGGTCATGACGATCAATTAGAAAACTTTGGTCAAATTATAAGTAAAAAGCAAACATTTAATGTAGGTATAGCAACTGCAATTGTAGGTGGTGTGTTTAGTTTACTCACTGCAGCAGTTGGGTTAGCACCTATATTATTTAAGTAAAGTAGGCGTGTTACGTCGGCTTTTTATTTTACTCAAAAGGAGATAATCAAATGACTTCAGATAAATTAAAACAATATATTGGCTTATTTGGTGGTATGTTAGGTGCTTTATACCTTGCATTAAAAGCGAGTGGTATAGAAGTTCCTTTTTTAATGCCCGAAAAGTTAGACGCATGGCAAAATTTCGCTACGTCAATAGTGCCTTTTGTAATTGCGGTATACGGTGTCTATAAAAATACGTATGTGATTCACTCGCATTCAAAAGCACAAGAAGAATACTTAAAAGAAAATAATTTAAAATAGGAGTGTTATTAATGGCTACAGAGAATTGGAAAGGCGTTAAAGTAAGATACCAATTATTAACTAAAGGTACAAGACGTTATGGTGAAACAATGGACGGTGGTAAACCTCAGTTCATCGTTGCGCATGATACAGGTAATATCAACACAACTGCGCAATCGAATGTGACTTATTATGAGAATACTTATAATATACCTTGGAACAGTGTAGCTAGCGCGCATATATTCGTTGATGATAAAGAATGTATAATTTGTATACCGACGACAGAGAAAGCTTGGCACGTGCTTTATGACGCGCCTACAGATAACATTTGGTACAACAAAGACGCTAACGATGTAGCGATAGGTGTTGAAATATGTTATTTCAGTGATAGAGAACGTAGTAGAAAAGCGTTAGACAATGGTGCTAGAGTATTAGCATATCTTGCAGAGTATTGGCATATTGATTACAAAACTAGAATGCCAGGACATCAAGATATTCAAGCAGATAAACAAGACCCAGGAAATGCATTAGAAGCGTCTGGTTATGGCAGAAATACATCAAATCTCGATAAATTAATAGCTAAATACTACAAACAAAACGTAAAAGTCAAAGCTGCACCAGTGAAAGTAGAAAAAGGTGCGACATCATTTACACGTGATGAATTCGTAAAATGGTTAAAATCTACAGAAGGTAAGCAATACGATTATGACTTGTACGCAGCTTTTCAATGTTTCGATTACGCAAACGTAGGTTGGGATAAGTTATTTGGTCATGGACTTAAAGGTAATGGAGCGAAAGACATTCCTTTTAATACTTATAATAAAGATAAGTTTAAAAATGAGGCTACAGTATTCAAAAATACACCTAGCTTTTTAGCTAAACCAGGCGATTTAGTCGTTTGGGGAGATCAAATGGGCAATGGTTGGGGTCATGTTGCTTGGGTCGTTGAGGCAACACTCGACTACATCGTTGTACTTGAACAAAACTATCTTGGCGGCGGTTGGACAAGTGGACCAATCAATAATGGAACCGGTTGGGAAACGGTCACACTTCGTAAACACGAATATGACACGCAAATGTGGTTTATACGTCCTAAATTTAGCAACAAGAAAACAGAATCTAAATTACTCAAGAAATCGAAAGAGAAAAAGAAAGAAAAACAGATCACATGGAATTGGAAAGGTAGATTTACTACTAATACAACAATCAAAGTAAGACGTAGTCCAAGCTTGAAAGGTTCTGTCGTACCAAGTTCAGATTGGTTGTTATCTAATCAATGGGTAGACTTCGTTAGTATTACAAAAAAAGATGGCTATTGGTGGGCAAAATTCAAATATCCTACTAATCCATCTTCAGGATACTTCTATTGTGCGTTATGTAAAATAACAGACAAACAAGAAAAAATTAAAAATGAGAAGTATTGGGGTTCCGTTAAGTGGAAATAATATGTTAATATAAATGAAGAGTTTTGATTAATATAATCATAAAGAACTCCAATAAAAATACGCATTTTTTCTTTCAATCAAGGGTAGTCCTAGCGACTGCCCTATTTTTTTTATGTTATAATATAGGTATTCACGGTAACCATTCCGTTTATGCAGAGGACTTACTCGCACATTGCAGTAAGAAGCTGACTGCATTTTTTAAACCACCCACACATGTCACTGGGTGGTTTTTCTAGTATGTTTCTAGTGATTTTCAAGTAATGCATGCTATAATTAAATAGAAATTGCGGTACATATCTGTGGAGTGTACTTAAGGCAACTGTTGCGACGGTTGCCTATTTTTATGGAGTTATAAAATGTTTACAAAAAGCATAAAAAGTAGTATATAATTAAGTTAAAGGAGGGATAATTATGAAAGAAAAAAACATTAGGCAGTTAGCAGATGAGTTTAGAGAAAAAAATCAATTTTTCAATGTAAAAAATATAGTTAAAGATTTAGAATATTGCATTGAATCTATTGGAATTAAAGTTTTTTATAGTGATATGTCTGCATTTGATTATCCTGATTCTGTAAGTGGTTATACTAGAGTGAATGACAATAATGAACCTGAAATTATAGTGAATTCTAATCATGTTGAAGGTAGAAGAAGATTTACAATGGCTCATGAATTAGGGCACATATTATTACATTGGGGATGGCCTCAAAAGAATCTAAATAAAAATGAAGTTAGTATCTTATATAGAAATGAAAACAGCGAACAAATCGATAACATAGTTGAACAAGAAGCTAACGAATTTGCAGCACAACTACTTTTACCGTTGAATATAATAGAAGAAGCATTACCTAAACCAATTTCTCAATATAATGATATTGAGTATAGAAACTTGGTAGCAAATGTATCTAAAAATTTTAATGTAACAAAACCTTTCGCTAGAAGACAATTGGATAAATTGAAGGAAGTAAGCTAATGAGCGATAAAGAATTTATAGATAAATTGAAGAGAGAGCTTAGTAAAAAATCTGGAGAAAATACAGAAGAGTATACTGAAAATGAAATAGATAAAGTCAACCTAGATTCGAAAAATATATTTGATAACTTTCAAGATAGTCAAATTTATCAAAAAGAAATACGAAACTCAGTTATTACTCAACTTCATTTTAAAGACAAATGGAGAAAAAGAGCTATTTGGGGCTTTATTATTCTAACATTCATACTTTTAATAAATTTATTAATACTTGTATACGGTTTTTCGCAAATTATAGATACAAAAATCATTATTTTATTTATGTCATTAACCTTTGTTCATACTTTTACTATTATTTATTTTCTTTTCAAGTATATATTTAGCTCTACGGATGAACTGATTAAGCACAATAAAGATAACTAGAAACAATTTGTTAATGTAAGATATGGCTATTTTTTATGCTATAATATAATTAACGATAACGTCTTTATGACGGTACTATATTCTACTAACCACGTTCATATGAGCGTGGTTTTTTTATGAATGTAATCGAAAAAATGACAAATCAAAAAACATTTAGGGTTTCTTTAATGTTAAATAAGTGATATATTTAATTTGTGGTATAATTTCCCGATTATCCACACGCATAAAATCACCATTTTAAACGATTATTATCTTTTCTTTATGCTGGGTAGCCCGAAAGGCTACCTTTTTTATTGTACTTATTCAAAAATAAGCTATAATGAGTGTAGAGATTATTTCAATTTGCATTTAAGGTGGTCAATAGACCGCCTTATTTTTTATACATAAATTTAATGTGTACATAAAAAATATTGTGTGATATATTGGATTAGTGTTTTCTTTATATATATAATTGTATAAACAACCAACTAATATACTTCGTGTTGTTTTTTGCATTATATTATTAATTGTTGTATTA